AACCCATTACAACAATGAGCATCTTCAGGTGCTATTTTTGTAAATCCGTATTTTCTAATATCTGACATCAAAGTCATAACATAATTTTTATCATTTGATATATCATCACTCCAACCACCTTCAGCTCTAGCAGTATCATTAATACGATACTTTAATTTTAATAATTTAGTTATTATAGGATTGTCTGTTTTTTTAGCTGTTCTCTTTTTAGTTGGTTTCATACCTTACCCATATCTCCTTTGTAGTGCTCTTGGTGATGGTTCTAAACACCTCTCAACAACTAAATCTTGTATTTCAGCTCTTTGTTTAAGTGCAATATCACCTTTACTGTTTAATTCTTTTAAATATCTAATTGTAGGTTCATAACCCCACTCATCGTAATAATCCATAACCATTTTAAGTAATTTATCGTATGGTATAAGTTTGATATTGTCAAGAGAAGAGGACCGGTGACGAACTACCTTAGCGGTTTTATCCAAGTCTTTACTCTTCTTCTTGACAATAGTTTTGTAGTGTCTTGATGTTTTTGATGTAACACCTCGTCTATCCAATCTATCTAAATTATCACGAGTTTCTCTATCCATAACTTGTATGTACGCACCAGTTTTATGTGGATATATAACATGTCCTACTTTCTTTTGCTCTGTGGAACAATTAACACATACATCATAACCCATTTCTAAACGAGCCTTGGGTATATTTACATTACATTTTTTACAACTACTCACTCTTTTCATCCTCTAATTTATCTTTGGTATCTAACCATGCACATTCACCTTTCATTGTAGTGCAAGAATAACAATTAGCATCCCCACAATGAACTCCATATATATAATTTGTTTCTTCGTGTATAGTCATATCTTATCCTTTCTTTGCACAATACCAAGTGCAATAATTTTTATCTTTGTAATTAACATAGGCTGGTTTATCACATTTTGAACAACTCATTACACAACCTCCATTCCGTCTCCACTTATATGGTAGACATTAGATGCCCATTTAGTATCCTTACCTTCTGGAAAGAATCCCATATCTATAACACCATTAGTTTCTAAAAATTCTAATACTTTAAAACACTCATCTTTTGTCATACACTCCCACCACTCATCAACACAATCCATAATGTGAACTGGTGAATCAGGATTATGACCTGTATTTACAGAGTCATTATGTGATGCAAATACCATACCATTACAATCAACCCAAGAACCAACACTTGGTATATCTATATTAGTTGGGGGACATTTACATTCATTAGTACAACAAGGGACATAAGTTTCGTAATTCATATTTTTTCCTTTCTTAATCATATTATAATATACAAAAAAAGCCTGACATGTGTCAAGCTTTTTATTAAAATAATTTGTAACAATTTGTAACAAATTAAGTTAATTTTTCTCTAATGAATTTTCTGTACCAATTACTCCAATTCTTTTGTCCGAATTTTTCAGCTTCTATCTCATACTTGTTATCTTTATATTGATGTTTTCCCATGGCTATCTGATAGTTCATTTCATATTCATACATGTCTTTGAATTTCTTCCAACCATATCTTTTAGCATCCATAGCATGATATATTTCGTGTAAAATTGTAATCAAAAATTCCTTGATATCTCTTTTTTTAATTGATTTATATCGAGTAGATAACTCTAGCGTACCGGTATCAACATTATAGTGAGCATGATTCTTCATTGACTTCAATTTCACCTTGACACTACCAACTTTGTAATGTTTTAACAAATTTGAAATCATTTTATTTTTATTTGTTTCTGATATGAATTCTTTTATTAACATCATGTATAAATATAAGAATAAATGGGTATTATTGTCAAGCTTTTTTTAAAAAGATTTTAATACTTTTGTCCAACGACTACCACTATACAATGGTTCATCGCTATCAGATTGTGTGTCTAAATAAGGACTATTTTCATGAACGTGTATTTCACTACCACTCATCTCTGTGATGTTTTCTTCATAATCCAAAACTAAATTCTTAGCATCGTTGGTTATTTCATCAATTAGTGATTGTAACTCTTCTCTTTGTTTTTTAGTTAATAATTTTTCTTCTTTCATGTCATCTATTTTCATTTGTTTGCTGTAAAGTCTATTTATTGCCATTATAGAAAACTAGCACTTACTTGGTTGTATTGAACCCACCAAAGTTTACCACTTCTGTCTTGAACTCTTAATTTACTCTCTTCAAGGCTATCAACTTTAACAATACTGTGTTTGTATAACATTCCATCAATTGTAGGTATGTCCTCTTGAATACAAACTCTCTCACCCATTTTTAACTCTCTACCCTTGATATCTCTCATTTTCCTTGTCCCCTATATCTTTTTTTATAAGACTTTGATGTCGTTGAACCATTAGGGCCTCCACCCCTCTTACCTCTTTTAGTTAAATTACTCTTACCTTGTCTAGTTTTTTTTGGAAGTTTTCCTGTGTAGGTGTTTCCACCTCCCATTTTTTTAGCCATAACTCTCTCCTATTTACAGAATTTCTTTGCACTTGGAAAATATGCATTAAATGAATAATAACAATTAGCACACAATAGTCTAATGTTATCTAATAACCAATTTTTTGAATCACCATCTTTAAAGTCCACTCCAAGACAAGTTTTACCTGTAGCCATGTTCTCTTCATTGTAACCACAATTACTACACTCATTTTGCCAGTAACCTTTATCGATTAGTTCTTCTTTTACAACGGATTGACTCCACCTACGTGGTGGTTGTCTTTTTCCTAAAATCACGTCCTCAACGTTCACGGTTCTGACCGCAAATCCTTTTTTTATTCCTTTACCTTTTTGATTTAGATGTTGGTCAAATACTTTGTAATATTTAGCCCATTTTCTATACGTTGTGTACGATACACCCATCCATTTAGCTGCTGCCATATTGGACTTTGTATGTTTCTGAGCCTCTAACACCATATTCTTGGTGATAACTTTTCTTCGGCCAGGAATATTTAAAGGACGATTTATACTCATTATATTTTCTGAAATACTTTTGTTCTACGTTGAAAACTATGAGTGGTTTGTGTTTTTAGGTTTTTCCCCTCTGTCATACTAACTTTACGCCAAGGAACATGTTCTTCTTTTGGTTTATTGGTTTGCCAAAACAATTCATCAACCTCTAAATCTTCAAAGTTGTATTCCTCATAATCTTGACTTAAATTACTTGGTGGATTGAAATGGTCACCAACTGGATTATTAATAGCCATTATGCTTCCTCCCAAGTTCCACTCTGTTCAACTATACCAGCTATAGCTTCAAATTCAGTTTTAACTGAATCAAAAACATTAACTTTGTCATAATCACCATCAATGTTTTTAGATTTTTTACCCTTTGGCACAAACACAGTTGTATCTAATTTATCATACATTGCATCCAATGCATTTCTAATTACTTTAATTTGTTCATAACCATCTTTACTTATCTTTGACATTTTTCTTGTCCTCCTGTAGTAACTTTTTTTCTGTTTCTTTTATTTTATCAATATCATCTTTCGTGTGTTTTCTGATAAAATCATTCATATCAACATTAAGTCTTGTTAATTCACCTAATGCTAAATCTCTAACAAATTGTTCTTGTTCATTGTCAAGAACAGTTGTCATTAATTTTGTTATATAACTTCCTAATTTATTCATCTATTATTACCTCCAATGAGTCTAACCATTGATTTCCATAGTCATCATAGTAACCACAGTAAACCCTAACAGTATCTCCAATGTGAACCCCATGAACACCTAAAACTGTTTTAGCTATTCCATCCATACCAGAATAACTAGCTCCATTCACAACATTTGAACAATTATTAGTTCCCATGTGTTCAAAACAATATTGTGTATTGGATGTCCACCCCACGTATTCATAGTCATTACCTACATCAGCCTCAAGTGTCGTAAATGTCTGAGTGTAATTATTAAGAAAATCTAAATGGTAATAACCGTTCGAGTCTTGTTCCAAACTAGGTGCTGACATGTCTAATATACAATCCCCACACGTTGGCTCCATCGGATTTTCACAACCAATCAACAATATATACATAAATATATAAATAATTATATTTTTTAACATATTTTTATCCTTATTATTATACTATACAATATACAATTATTTACAATAAAAACAAAGCACTTTATTCATCAACCACAGCTCTACCCTTTAACTCTTTCCAATCTTGTTCTGGTCTTACTTCTAAATTGGTTTCCCAAGCACCAAATAATGTATTTGCTTTTATTGATTTCTCATAACACAAGTCAATTAATGCATTTAAATCTTTTGGAAAACAACTTCCTCCAAAACCTAACTTTCCATCAGGTCCTGGAACGGCCCAATGTGATTTTCCTAACCTCTCATCATATGTGGAATACTCCACAACTTTATCATAATCAATATTCAGTTCATCACACAACATTTTCATTTCATTAGCGAATGATACTTTTGTCGCTAAGAATGTATTTGTAAAATACTTAACCATCTCAGCAGTTATAGAACCTGTCTTAACTATCTTAGCATCTGGAAATACCAATGAATACACTTGTCTTAACTTTGTGGTTGATGGTCTTTCACCACCAATTATGATTCTATTCTGATTCTTGAAATCATCTATGAAATTAGCCTCTGTTAAAAACTCTGGATTAAATATTACTGATATGTTTTTACATTTTTTGTTTAATCTATTTGTAGTTCCTGGTGGAATTGTAGATTTAATAGCTACTATTTTATCAGTAATGTCAACATCATCTATCTCATCAACCACACTCTCAACTATACTCGTATCACAACTACCATCTTTTTTCATTGGTGTTGGAACACATACAAAAATAATATCTGATTTATTAACTAAATCTTCTATATCTGTACAATTACATTTACCATTTAAATCAAATGTATTTATTTCATAGTGTTTACTAAACACCTCTCTAACTGCACTCCCTACATAACCTTGTCCTACTATTCCTACTCTCATAATCCTAATGTCTCCTTGTAAGTTTTTATCCAATCTTCAATTTTCATTGTTGGTTTCCAATTAAAACACTCCATGAGTTCTCTGTTGTCAGCCAGTGTCTCTTGAGGCTCTATAACAGGTTCAATATTAACTCTGTCACCTCCAATCATGTTTGCTATTTCATTTACTGAACGGTTATCACCATTACCTACATTTAATACTGCACCTCTGAGTTTGTGTTCATCAAACCCCACTTGTATATTAGCCTCAACCACATCACCCACGTAAGTAAAATCTCTTCGTTGTTCCCCATCACCTCTAATTGTCATTGGTTCACCATCTAATCTTTGTTTAGTAAATATAGGTATAACAGTTCTATATGCCCCATCCAATGACATCCTATCACCATATACGTTAAAGTACCTCAAAGAAGCAGTTTCTAAACCATATAATTTACTGTATAATTTACAATATTGTTCACCAATAAGTTTCTGTAAAGCATATGGACTCAAAGGATTAGTATCAGAAAACTCACTTGTCGGTAAATCTTTTTGTTTTACATCACCATAAACAGATGATGATGAAGTAAAAATAAACCTTTTTACTCCATACTCAACTGCAGTTTTTAACATATTTAAAGTTCCGTTCACATTAACTTGATTAAACTCGATTGGATTGTCAATAGATGGTTGAACACGAGCTTTTGCAGCCAAATGAAAAACTATGTCCGCACCCTCCCAAGCTTGTTTCCAACCATATTGTATCTTACATAAATCTAAATTACCTAAATCAAAGTGACTAAATGTGGCTTTGTCATTTACATTTTCTCTCTTACCAGTTGATAAATCGTCCAAGACATGAACTTCATGACCATCACTAATTAACCTATCCACAAGGTGACTACCTATGAATCCAGCTCCACCTGTAACTATGCACTTTTTACATCCTCTCTCTAAAATTTTATCCTCACGGTAATCTTCCATTTCCATTTCAAAAGACATCTTTAATTAACTCCTTTTCATATGTTTTTATTTGATTAATCGTTATTTTAAATATACCCAAGTTAAACTCACCAACTTCAAGTTCCTCATCGTTAGAGAGTATGTCTGGTAATTGAGCTATATAATTAAATTGTTCTGGTGTAAACTCTCGTGCATCAAACTCAACAACAATATCATTGTCAATATCGTCCTCTAATCTAGATTTAACTCTATCTTTTAAATTCAATAGAGTGTTTTGTTGTTCTGTATCTATATAGGCCTTGTGTCCCCAATCTGTATAAATTGTTGAACACCAAGGTTCTAATTCATATAATGTTGAGTGTGAACAATTTTTAACCACAAATCCAATATCATATTTTGGTGATACAATTGGCATCATTTGGGTATCATGTCTTACCATTGTTCCCCACTTACGAACAAAGTTTCTGATATTTTTATGATTTGTATACTGCCACTCCTTTGAGTTTTTCTTTCCAGGTTCACCACCACTAAATGTGTTAAATCTACTACCTCTACTAGTTAAATGATAAACCATACCATCCCAAGTCTGAATAAATTTACAACCATTCAACAGAAATCTATTAAATATATCCGAGTCCTCTCTACTAGTTGGTGAAAATAATTGGTCGTGGCCACCCACATCCCAAAAATCTTCTTTGTATATTGCCCAAGGTGCAAATATTCCATGAGTTATTTTATCTTTGTCTCTGAATCCGTTTAAATCTGATAAAAACTTTTGTTCATCAAATTCTTCAGGTTCAATACCATAATCAGATACTATTTTTTCAGGTCCTGGTGGATGTAATGATGGCTCTACCCTAGTGGCACAAACTATAGTTTTCTTTTTTAAATGTTTAAACACAGCCTCATCTAGTCCTGGACAGGCATACATATCGGCATGAAATATCATTATGACATCATTTGTTGAATAGTCCTTAACTAACTTATCATATAATACGACTAACCCCTCTCTGTCAGGACCTTCGTTTCTATGTATTTTAACTCCGTCATCTTTTTTTGATATCTCTTTTAACCAATCCCAAGTTCCATCCTCGGACGAGTCATCAGCGATACAAATTTCATGAATATACCCTAAATTCTTTCTGATAGAATTGTAACACCATTTTAAATATCTTAAATTGTTTCTACTTGGAATTATAAAACTAATTGGTTTCATTAATAATCTCCTATATAACTAATTTTACCATCTATTAAATCATCTACTTTATCAAAAAAGTTGTCTTTCCATTTATTAAAGGAAGTTTCACTTGAGTGTTTCTCAAAATTAACTATGGCTTTTTGTGAGCACTCATTGTAAAAATCTTTGTCATCTACTAACTTTCTTGCTAATTTTCTGGCTGTTTCTAAATCATCTTGGTCTATTGATAAATCAGGAAATATATTTCTCTGAGTGTCTGTGTGATTATACCCAATACAAGGAATTCCAAGATAACCACAATTCATCATGAATGAACCAGCAGCATATGTTTGCATCAAGTGAATAGCATATCTAAACTCGGCTAATTTAAACATCCACTCTCTCCAATTTAAAAAAGGTAAGTGAGTCAAATCAGGTATTTGTTCCTCTCCCTCTATTTTTCTACCCATACTTGGAGCATGTAATGGGACTCCAAACTCTTGAGCCACAATATAAGAATCAAATCCACCATACCATCTACAAAAGTTTCCACCTATTATTGCCTTATCTTGTTTTTCAATATCTCTAACTCCTTTTATAGTGTCATCAACAATTAAATCTGGTAAATTTGTCACCGGTTTACCTGGAACAAATCCTTTATAGTATGAAATGTCTGTTGTGTTTTCACAAAATATTAAATCCACATCAACCAAAGTGTTGTAATGCCAAAATTGTTGTTCTAGTGGCATGTCTTGATATACCCAAACAGGACCTTCTTGAAAAAATAATATCTTTTTAGCTATTCTTCTAGCCTGTTTGACTATGTTTTTTTCAAACAATGCAGTTCTAACCTCAGGAGTTTTTGGAACCTGTAATATTAAGTATTCATAACCGTCAGTTGGAGCTGTTTCGAAATTTAATATAGGATAGTGGTCAACTTCTAAATTTGACATCCAAGCCCACAACACCCCAGCATTGGCTGTAGCTTGTCTTGGAACTTTACCTGTATAACCACCCTCACTTAACCATGCTATTTTCATACGACTCATAAAGACTTTCTCCAATTTATGTATTTACTCAACCCCTCTTCCAATCCAACCTCAGGTGACCAACCAAACGATTTCATTTTATCTGAATTAGATATAAATCTTTTTACTTCACCTGGTCTTGCTTCACCATATAATATTTTACCTGATTCTTTTACCTCCGATGTCGGATAGGAGAAGTCGTGGTGTTTTGGTTCTTTCCATTCACTATCTACTCTTTTAACCATGTTGTTAGCTAAATCATTAACCTTTACTTCTATTCCTGTCCCCACATTCAATACTTCACCTGCAAGTTCTTTACCAGATAACATCTTATCTATTATTATTCTATATGCAGATACTAAGTCATCTATAAAAATAAATTCTCTTGATTGAGTTCCTTCTCCGTAGATTGTAATATCATTACCCTCAAGAAGACTTGTAGTCCATATTGGTATCACTGCACCACACTTACCATCTTTTTGACCAGGACCAAATACATTAAATGGTCTTACTATACAAATATTCATGTCATACGTTGTATAGTATGAGTAAGCCATTCTATCTGCTCCTGCTTTAGATGCAGCGTATGGTGACCTAGGCATTAATGGTGATGTTTCTAACAAATCTTCATCTTGGAATCCGTAAACCTCACACGTGGAAACATGTATAACAGGAACATTAAATTGTCTAGCAACTTCTAAAACATTATTTGTTCCCATTACATTTGTTTTAAAATATGACGTTGGGTGTTGTATCGAATCATCTACATGTATTTTTGCAGCCGTATGTACGACCAAATCAACACCCTCCATAGTGTCTTTAACAGTGTAAATATCATTTATAGATCCCCATATTATTTTAGCTCTATCTAGTCCAAATCTTTTTATATTTGTTTCATTCTTTTCAGAATGTAAATTTAGTATCACAACATCATGTCCATCATCTAATAGACTCTTTGATAAATTTGAACCTTGAAATCCAGTTCCACCTGTGATTAATATTTTCATTAAATGTCTCCCTCGTTAATTTTACTTTTAAATAAATTACAATCTAAAATATCCTCGCCAGAGAGGTTATCAACTAAATTGAAGTTTACAAAATCTCTGTGTTGACAATTATTTGTAATTAAATATTTACAATTTTTACTACACCAAGTTAAAAATTTCTCATAATAATTATATTTCCATTGAGCTTGGTACGGATTTTTTGATTTTTCTCGTATTTCAGCCCTTAACGTGTTCATGGTTATTATAACATCAAATGGTTTATCACAATTTATATTTTTAATAACGTCATCCACATCTTGTTTAAAAAAACGAACACTTCTTGACTCGTATTCATCCCAAGAGCCAGAGTATTTGATATCAATTCCAACACACCTTGAATCAAATTTTTTATGAACTGAGTGTAGATGATTTCCGTGACCACAACCTATATCTAAAACATTCAATGGTGATATTGAATTTCTAGATATTAGCTCACATATATGGTCATCATACTTTTCAGACACACTTTTTTTAGACTTTTCAAATTTTGGAAATTCTGATTGTTCAGATTCATCTAGTTTTTTTAGATTTGTTATCTGAAGAGTCAGTAAGTCTTTTATAAAATAATTAAACAAAATCTGTCTCCTCAAAATACTTGTTAACCCAATACACCACATAATCAATGTCTTCCTCTTTCATTCTATTGTGACAAGGTAGTGATATTAACTTTGTCCATTCAGTTTCACACACAGGATAATCTCTGTCTTGTAACAAAGGTCCATACTTGTATAAAGGTTTAAAGTGAACTGATGTGTGTATTTTTTTATCAGCCAAGTAATCAATCAATTTATCTCTATGTTCACTCGGCACTCTTGGAACATAGTATTGAACCGTTTCTGAATGAGGTGGTCGTTCAATAATTGAATTTAATTCTTTATTATATCGTGACTGAACGTGTCTTCTAAACTCTAAATGTTTAGGTAACTTTTTCATTTGTTCTAAACCAATTGCTGCCATTATATCAATCATATAATATTTATACCCAAGTATATCAACTTGATAGTCCCAAGCATAACCTGGTGTTTGACCTGAAGCTCTACTCCAAGTGGATGATACTCCAAACCAAGTCATCTCCCTACACTTATCGGCCAAATCCTTATCATCCGTTGTTATCATCCCACCATCACCCATCGGCATAGTTTTAACAGCTTGAAATGACCAGACTGCACAATCACCACCTAAACCTGCACCAGGTGTCCAACAACTGTGAGCACAATCTTCAAGGATAAATCCACCAAATACTTTTCTTAATCCCTCATAATCTGCCAAGACTCCAGCTTCATCAACTGCAATTAAAACTTCACTATTCGGTTTTTTGTATCTTTCAACATCCTCAGGATCTATACACAAAGTATCTCTTTTAACGTCAACTATGTTTGTCGTGAAGTTATTCCATAATGGTATCATTGCGGTGGCTATAAATGATATAGCTGGATTAATAACATCAATACCTTTAAAACCTAATGCTTTCATTACTAAATCTTGTCCATGAGATGCACTCGTAACAGCTACTGCATATTTATGTCCAACCATCTTTGCAAACTTTTCTTCAAACTCTGCAACTTTAGGACCTTTACCCCACCAACCACTTTCAATAACCTCAGTTAGTGCTTTTATTTCCTCTTTACCACCTTGTGGTGCTAACACTGGTAACATGTTCTCTCTTATATCCATTATTTGTCCTCCTTAAAACACTCAACCATTAAAACATTGTCGTCATTAATTAAAATATATCTACCATCTTTACACTTAAATTTAGTAAACTGTCCTTGTTCAATACTTAAAGTATCTACTCCGTGGATGGTTTTTCTGTAACCATTCTTAAAATGAATTATTTGTGTTACGTATTTACCCTCTTTAGCCACTGAGGACAACAAATTAGTTTTTATATCATCCCAATTCTTTTCCATATTAGTCTTCCTTTAAATAAAATGTTTGTGTTTTTACATCTTTAACCATTATGTTTGAAACGTCTGTTATTGGGTGGTCAGAGACAACATTCCCTCTTGCACACTCATATATGTATTTAGAATCTAAATACGTGTTACTCAGGTAACCTATCTTGTCCGCTCCAAACACAACGTTAAACTTATAGTTATTTAGAGCTGGAAATTCATTCCCCCAACTACTCATTCCTTTATTGCCTCTGTAGACATATGTGCCTTCCTCATTTTTTCTTGGATATTCATACGCGTCCTCTCTTGGTTCAAATCCACCAATCTCTTTTACACTAGAGTACATCATGCAAACAAAACTTGGTCTCACTGTTTTTAAAGGAATTATTCCATTATTAAAGAAATGTTTATTTTCATCCATAACGTAATCAAGTCTTGTCTTGTTATCAAACTCCTCTTTTATACCAACTTCAATAACTTTATTTGGATTATATGAGTTCTCGCCATAATTCATACAATTTCCAATAACCTTATGAGTTTTTAATGACTCGATACACAGTGGTATAAAATCAAAACTTTTTAAAACTAAATCATCATGTAGAAAAAAACATATTGTGTCATCTTTTAAGTCTAAATGTTTTATTGCCTGTTGATAAGCCCCATATTCCTCTCCACCGTTAAAAAATAATTTGTAATCAAACTTCTCTTTTATTTCATTTGTTGGTTCTCTATGACAAGACCAAAAGACATCGACAGTATCTTTATTCTGTTCTTTTAATTCATACAAACCATCTATTAAACTTTTTCTATTCATGTGCCAACCACAAACAATAAATTGTATTTTCATTTACATCTCCTCAATTCTTTTTGGTTTAATAAACGCTTTTCCTGAGTGATTAAGATTTTCCACTTTCTCTGTATAATATACTTCATATCCATTTTTTTCATAAATTAAATCTAGTTGTTTTTTTACATACTGTATATTTAAAGCAGTATCTCCATAAATGTTATGTTTAATTTTTTCATTTTTTGGATTTGCAAAATCATCTATTACAATATAGGGTTCTTTTAAGGATTTCATCTTAATAAAATTTTCAATTTGGAAAAGTTCCTCTTTTAAGGGATTGTCTTGAAACCGGTCTTCACAGTCATTCATATGTGTATGAGCATCTAAAAACAATAAAACATTTTCATTTTTTGTTATAGTGTTTAACACCTCTGTCAATTTATCCCTCGTGTCACCTATCCAAAATTTAATATTTTTATCTTTTGGCCAAACTTCATTAAAATTTTCTTGAGCCATTTTTGAAAAACGTTCTTTTTTTTCTATTGTATGAATAAATTTACAATATTTTTTTAATTTTATTGTGCTCTCTCCAACTTTTGTACCTGTTTCAATTATGACATCTAAATCTATATCTTTTATTAAATTTTCAAAATCTATAACTGCGTATTTATCATTAAACATTATTTATCGATCTCCTCAATTCTTTTTGTTTTATCATCTATGAGTAAATCCCAAGATGGTTTTTTATGTGTTTCAATTCTGGTGTATTCACATCCCCACTTGTTTAATTGTCTTTCGGTTAAAACACTCCAATCTTTCCCACTATGCCCACCACGAGCAGTCCAATAAACTATTTCATGTCCCTCTTTATATAGTTTATTTATTTTCTCTATTTGGTCATATCTTGGATCTGAATTAAAATAATCTGAATTTTCGGTATGACAAATAGTTCCATCTATGTCCACAAATATTACCAACTTACCTCCCAATCTTTAAATTCATCTGCTATACAATCTATTTTATAGTCTTTCCTACCACCAACGTTTTCTTGTATGATATTTTTTGACGTATTTCTTATTCCATTTAATCCATGAGTTAATAAAAGATTCTCCCCAGCATTAACTCCCTTTCTAGCTTCAGATTCGTTGTGCCATATGTGAAGATTCATTTGTGATAACACCACAATCGCTCTTACATCTTTTCCACTTAACTGAACATTTTCATCTTTTAATATCACATCTATGTCATGAACAATATCTTTTATCTCTTGTGAATATTCCTCTTTATGTTCCGTTATGAATACCTCTTTCAACTGAATAATGGATAATCTATCCACTAACTCTGCTAAAGTTGGTAAATATTTTCTTTTTTGCATTTTTACCTCGTTTGTAAATAAGGATCTACACCCTTACTGTGTGTGTTAAGAATTTTTGTTGTTGAATAGTCACCAACTCTATCAAAAAACATTAACTTATCTGTCCACTTTTTTCCAATGACATCTTTATCTTTCCAATCTGAACCTATAACCATCACTGAAGGATGTATCCACTTTATAGTTTTTTCAAGTTCTGAGCTTGATGAGAATGGCATAACTTTATCAACATATATCAAAGAGTTTAACATTTCCATTCTATCCTGTAAACAGTTTATTGGTCTGTTTTTACCCTTGTCTTTTTTAATTTTTTCATCCGAATCCACACCAACTATGAACTCACCATCATGACCAGCTAGTTGTTTACAAAATTTAAATAAATCTAAATGACCTCTATGTAATACATCAAAACACCCATTAGTCCATACTTTCATTTTTGGCTATCTCCTTTCCAGACTCTATAACTATCTTCATCGAAGTGTTGTGTTGAGACCTCGAATATAACACCATCCTCCAAGGCTTCTAATTGATGTGGTTGACCAACTCTTTGTCTAACCACGTCACCTTTGGTTAAAGTCTCTTGTTTAGTTTCAGCAGTTTCTGTATCTATCCACCTATAAACAAATGAACCCTCATTTACGTACCAAGTTTCATCTTTAATTAAATGATAATGCATTGAAAACTTACATCCCTCTTTGAAAACTAAAAGTTTACCACAATACATCTCGTTATTTTCTATAACTATTTCTTCACCCCACCCCTTTGGAATTTTACACCCTTTACAGACTTGAGGTTTTATTTTATGTCCCATTATATTGTTGCCACTCCATGTTTTTGAACTACGATTGTTGCACATTTTTGTGCATATTCAATTGCTAAATACACAGATGTCCATGGATTGATGTGTCTTTCTGAACGTCCGTTAATATACTCATGTGAAAATGCAGCTAAAAATGTATCTCCAGCACCAGAGTAATCTTTCACACCGTCCACTTTAGGAACTGGATACACTGATTCTAAATATTGACACCCCTTAGATCCTCGTGTAATAATTAATTTATCTCTAAGTTTTTCTCTATCTATATATTTTTCAGTTTTTTTAAATTCGTTTTCATTTATTTTAACAAAGTCCACCCCATACATCCAATCACCCAATATTTTTTTTGTGTCTAGAAATACCATTTTGTTATTTTTAATTAACGTAGTTATGTCTTCTTCTTCTAAAAATCCCTTGCAATAATCTGATATTATAAGACCATCAAATTTAAACCCATTATATGAATTGTTTTTTATTTTTTTAATTTTATCTTGACTAACTCTATTTGTGAAATCATTTTCATCAACTCTTAACAACATTGCATTAGTATGTTCATCAATGTATCTAGTTTTTTTTATATTGTTAGGATTTGTTATGATTTCAACTTCAGAACCCATTTTTTCTAAATTAGACTTTACATTTTTTGCCATACCACCGTTCTCAACAACCTTAACTGGATTTATTATTGGAACAGGAGCTTCTGGACTTAATCTAGAACACTCTCCGTAAATGTGTATGTCGGTACAACTATCACCAACTACTAAAAACTTTCCCATTAATCCAAATCCTTTACACTTTTAAATTTTGTTTGATTTTCACCAAGACTATATAAGTTATGTTCACATATTTTGTGAAATTGTTGCCAACGATTATTTGATTTTCTCTTTTGTTTTACATTTTCAAAATCTTTTTCACCCAACACATACTCTCTTTTTTTAGGATGAACTCTGTTGTGAACTTTTAGTATATTTTTTACTATAAATTGAACGTACGACTTACCCATAATAATTTTACACATTCTTTCAAAAGATGCATCCTCACCACAAGCATAACAAGAGTGTGGAATATTTACACCAGACCTAATTAAATCAGATGATATTACTAATAAAGAGCCATCAAATTTAGGTTCGTTGGACACCCTAATATCTAAGTCATCTGATTTTTGATTTATCTCATCCATCTCATCAATTGACATTGTGTACCATATACTTGATTTATCAGTTTTCCAACCCTCTTCTTTCATATCATAAAACTTTGAGTTTACGAAATCATTGTGCTCTAATATAGACCAACTAGAGTCCCACATTTTTCTAGTTGCAAAAGTAGTAATGTATCTGTGAATATTATTTTCATCTGTATAATTTGAAACGGTCTCTAATGTAGTAAAGAATTCTTTGGGGATTAAACAATCACTTTCACCCCAAACCACGAAGTCATATTCATTACAATTTTTATAATTTAAGTCTCTTCGATAACTGCCTATTGTGTACAGTTCATTTTTTTCATACACTTCATGAGTTACGTTGACTCCCAAGTCATTTAATCTATTTACTTCAACCATAAACTTATTTATCAATTCTTTTTTTGTAATTTGGGTTTCATCTATTCTTTCAAAAAACTCAGACATATTGAAAAACAAGTCAACCGTCACGTTGGTTTTGTTATCAATTAATTCACAACTATTAATCACACTATCTACAAATTCAGAAATCATTTCTATCTCATAAAACATCACATGAGTTCCAATAATATATTTCTTATTTAAATTCATCACACCATCTCCAAAATTTTATCTGATGCATCAATACATGTTCCTATCTTACCAGAAAACAAAGTGAACTGATTACTATCAGTTTGTTCAACTAAAGTAGGTCTAGCATCATCTTTATCTCTATTGGGTAACACTGTCCTAAACGTAAACATCGAACCAACATGTTCCGCCTCATCAATGTCTGTAAAGAACTTTCTAGCTGTTTCCATAAACTTATCAATATTAGTTACTGATGGATTTTTCACCATACCTTTATTTAGTAATTCGTCAAACTTTGAATCGTACTCTGGAAACTTACCAATGTTAGTAGAGTGAATAGCATGAACCACATTTCCCATTACGTGTAAACCTGTGTCACCGTAAGGATCTATACACATGAAAGGACCATCCATTATCACGATACTTTTATTTTTGTATTGTTTTGGTAATTTGATAACTGGCTTTTCACACAATTCAAATTGATAATCCCTTTGTCTTTCCACTGGTATTAATTTATTTAAGTTTGAATACGTGGAGTTAATAACATAATCATGTGTTGAATCACTCGTGTATTCAGTATTTAAATTAACATTAACTTTATATTCTTTCAATTTATCCCAACATATTTTTCTTAGTTTATTTGAGTCGAATAGAAACTCATTTACCTGTACTACTAAATCTACAACATTTTCACGTATGAAGTCAAGCTTTTTTTCTTCATAGTGTAAGTTCATGTCATCTAAAAATCTTTTATATTGTTCAGCCGTAACCAAACTATCCTCTCTTGCTATACAATAATAATGTTCAATATTCCCATTTATAATAGCATCTCCATACTCTTTTATGAAACTCGACTCTCCTAATATTGATTGTCTGGCGGTCTCTTTACTTCTTGGATAGTGATAACCTCTATGTAATCTATATTGGTTAATGTTAGAGGCTTGAGTGATTATGTCATTGTTTTTTTCATACAGTGTGACATCATAACCCTCTTTTGCCATCTTCCAAGCTGATGTACATCCAAACACTCCACCCCCAACAACCGCTATTTTTTTAAACAGTTTTTTATTTAAAGTGTCTATGAATTTATTGGTAAACAGTGTTATCTCTTTATTAAGTTCAAAATCCACGTTACCTCTAAATACGTTCATTAACATTTTAGATAAAATATCATCATCACCTCTTAAACTACACCCGTTTATATGATGCTCTGTTTCCTCTGAATTTAAATTGTATAAAAATTTAACATTTATGTCATTAAAACTTACATCAAATTCTAATTTAGAGAATTTATCTATTAAACTCACATCACATATCTCTGAGTTTTTGATATGGTCATACAACGTATATACATCGTGATAAGTCAACCGATATAAAATGTCCTCTACATTACCTCCACCACTTTTTCTTCTCTCCACTAGATTGTTTTTCATTATTTGAAAATCATAATCTCTATAGTTTTGTACGTCACTTACGTACAAATCAACACCAAACATTTGAGTGTACATGTATAGAATTTTTGATTGTTCTTCTGTTGGTGTGAGTGGTTTTTCACAAAATACATTGATACCTGCTCTTAAACAGTTTTTAACTATTTCAAAATGAGTGTCGTCTGGAGTTGCGACAACAACCCAATCTAAATTTTTTAATTTAGACTTATAGTCATCTCTACTAGTGCAAATAAATTTTACGTCACAAAAATTTATTAGTTTTTTGTAAAGAACTTTTCCCCATTTACCATAACCAATTAAACCTACTCTAGTCAACTAACTCTCCATAAAGGTGTTCATAAGTTTTTCTCATCCAATACATGGTTAACTCGGCATCGTGATTATTAGGTATTGCATTGTAATGATATATCCATCCGACTTTTGTCATTGTAAAACTCTCATCTAATATTTCTTTTCTAACTAAATCACACATATTATATTCATATGGTAACAATTTCAAGTCCACATTTTTAACCTTTAAAAAATATTGAATCACAGATTGACAAGTTCCAACATGAAAAGTATTTTGAATCTCATTTATAGTGTCTTTATTTTCATGATAAAAATTTAAAAAATCTTCTAGAAACTTTTTATGTTTTTTATTAAAGATTAAAAAACCTGTGTTGATGTATTCATTTAGTCCAAATGGGATTTCACCTGGAAACAAGTATTTATTATAATTCTCAATGCTCCTACATATCCAATCATAACATCCCTCATTATGTACAGCTGTAAACTTGTGTTCAGTCATTTCAAAAAAATTCGGAGTGTCTGGATGAATTATAGTGTCAGCGTCAACCATAAGAACTTGGTCGTAATCTATATCACTGTTTTCTAATATATCTAAAACATAATATCTTTGCCAAGTTATTTTCATTTCACTGACAGGACATATTGGTTGATCCATTATCACTAAGTCACAATCATTTTTTTTACACCATTTCTTCCAACTAGCTATTGAATACTTGTATGGTAGAGAACGAGTGGCTCTACTATCATCTTTTATCCAAGGTATGAAAACTATATTTTTACTCATAATTACCCCTCACTAAATCCCAAGTTTGTTTCATCAGACTCGTTCGTTGATTTTTAGGAATACCATTGTATTTCCACACATAACCATACTTTATAAAGTAAGGTGTTTTATCCTCTTCAAGTTGCCAATTATACATGAACATACTTTTTCTATGCATGTGTGTTAAATTATACATGAATGGTAATGATGTGTTTACATCCATATTTTTTATTCTTAACCAATAATTGAATGGTGTTTGGTCTGTGCCTTTTATTACCTCTTTATCTTGTAAACTTATCAATCTGTCTTTATTATCGTAATAAAATTCTTTCAATGAGTTAAAAAATTTCTTATGAGTTTTATTTATTATTACAGCTCCAGCGTTTATATAGTTGTTAACTAGTTCTCTTGATGAGAAATCTATTGGTTCAAAGAAGTTTTTGTAACCAACAACACTTTGATAAATCCACCCCCAATTATCTTTGTCCAACCAAGCTGTTATTCTGTCATCACATAATTCAAAAAAGTTTGGACAATCCCATTTAACTATTGAACAAGCATCAACCACAAATATTTTATCATAGTCAATATTATTTTTTTCTAATTCATCATAAACATCAAACCACCTCTGCCAAGTAACTCTAAACTCTTTTAAGTCACTCTCAGATGGTGTTTCATAATGGTAAAAAATACAATCATTTTTTTCACACCAATATTTCCAACTCCTTTTAGAGATGTCCATCCACTCGTAACCACCATACTTTTCTACCATGTTTGGTTCTTTATTTTTTATGCCAGTCCAAAAGACCACATTTTTCATACGTTACTCCTCCAGTAATTTAACAAGTCGTCACAAATGTCATTTAATTTTCGTTTTGGTTTCCAATTAAAATGTTTTCTAAATTTAGAACTGTCAGGTATTTGTAAAGTTATATCTGTTGGTCTAACTCTATCTTTATCTAATACTTTTGTAAATGATTTATCTGATTTTGAAATCAATGTATCTAAAGCATCACCAACACTACAAGTTTCATCACCACCTATATTGTAAACCTCACCAAATCTATCACTTTCTGAACATAACCAATATGCATCTATAGCATCATCTATGTGGTTGTATGTTCTAATTGAATCTAAATTTCCATGTTTAACAATGTGGTTACCATTTTTTTCTCCTTTGGCTATTTGATGAGCAAATGATGACAGTGCAAACTCCTTCCCTCTACGAGTTCCCTCGTGACTAAACATTCTAGTTGTAATGATTTTCATACCATAGGCATTATGATAATATTGAGACATCAAGTCATGACCAACCTTTGATATAGAGTATGGATTTGCAGGTCTGATTGGATTTGTTTCTTTTATTGGTATCTCGTCTTCTTTTGGCATACCATAAACCTCACTAGATGAGACACTAATTATTGTAGGATTCAATTCATTTACTTTTATAGACTCTAATAAATGAGTTGTTCCAACTACATTTGTCTCCAAGGTTATAACTGGATTTTTAAAACTAGTTTCAGGAAAACTTTGTGCAGCAAAGTGAAACACTTTGTCTGGTTTGGATAATCTAATAGCTCTATCAATACTAGCATAATCCAACAAGTCTCCACCAAATAAAGTTAATCTTGGATTGTCAATGATGTGGTCTATATTCTTGGTATCCTCCATCCACCGTTTGATACCAAATATTTCATCATTGGTGTTCTCCAATATATAGTCAGCCATATGACTACCAACAAAACCTGTTATACCTGTGATTAATATTTTCATTGTAACCCTTTAGAATGTATATATAAATATATGAAATTAAACTTAAACGTCCAAAATAATTTTTTGTCTTTTAGCTGATTTCCCCTCTCTATAATCAACCCCATCTTTTACATACATCAATAATAAATTTTTTCTAAACTTATCACTATTATTCCTATCACTTCCATGTAATATAAAATTATGTAAGAAAGTTATATCTCCACTTTTTGCTGTTAGATACACTTTTTCACTAAAAAATGGTGGTGTATGACTTTTTGGATAAACAAATATACAACCATTTTCCTCATCAGCATCATCAACATGAACTAATACATTTAACGTATTTCCAAATCCAGCTTGAGTCCAAAAATCATCTTGGTGTAATGGAAATCCTTCGGATTTTGGTTTTTTATATCTCAGTTGACTTTGAACTGGTTCATATTCACAATCGAATATTTCTAATACCATATCATTTAAATTCTTATCAAATATTAGTTTTTTTACCTCATCTGACTCATTATGTGGATGAATTATATCTGAATAATTATTGTCAGCTATCTTCTCTAAATCATTATTAACGTTAGTCATTTGTTCTTTTGTAAAGAAATTTCTTAACGTAAAAAAACCCTTTTTTTCAAACTCTAGTCTATTACTCATCCTTATTTTCCTTATACCATTCAATGGTGCTTTTTAGTCCATTTTTTAACGATATTTCAGTTTCAAAACCAACCTCTTCTTTTATTTTAGACACATCTAAAAGTCTGATTGGGATCATAGATGGTTTATCAGAATTATAAACAACATCCGTTTTATAATTTTCAATGTCCATACAATTAAACAATACATCGTTTACAGACTTTCCTGTACCCGAACCAACATTATACACATTGTACTCATCAACTTTTTCCATCACCATAATACACGCTCTAACAAAATCATCAATATGAATAAAATCTCTAATGTCTTTCCCATCTCCCCAAACTTCAATTGGATTTTGTCTATTTACGACTTTCATTATTGTGGCTGGTAACACGTGTGACCTATTATCAAATTTATCATTTGGGCCATAAATATTAGCTGGTCTTAACACAATACACTGCATGGTTGGATTTAAAAACTTTGAATACATTTCACACAATTTTTCAGTGTACCTTTTCATCCAACCCACTGCAAAATATTTTTCATATATGTCACCAAAAACAAATTCATCCTCTTTGTTTGGTTTTTCAGCTGTGTATGGGTAAACGACACTACTACTCATAAAGATAAATTTCTTTACGTTTGACTTGTAAGAGGACTCCATCAACTGTGAGTTCATAATAACGTTAGGTGTGACGTGAACTAGTGGTGAACTAGACATAACGTGAGCTCCTGATGTATTTGCTGCACAATGAAAAACAACATCCACATTTTTAGTTATCTCATCACAAAAATTAGAATCTAACAAATCGCCTTGAATTTGTTTTATATCTTTATTGTTTATTTTCGATGTTGTTCTGTACGTGGCCGTTACATCATAACCTTGTCTGTGTAGAGTTTCAACTAAGTTGGAACCAATTAAACCACTAGCTCCGGTCACTAATATTTTCATAATATCTCCTTTACTGATTTTTCAAAATAACCAAATTTACCATTAGGTTTAAACTCTGCTTTCATTCTTCCACTACCCACATAACCATCAACAAATTTTTCTACAGGATTAATTCTAATATCAATCGAAACTCTAGAGTCATCAAACCTTGGTTGATTTGTATGAATACATAGAGAATTAAAAAGAAAAATTTCACTTAAATCAGATTTAACTTCAAAGGATAAACTATCCCCATGTTTATTAAATTTTTCATTATTAACTGCTTCACTGATAAATTTTTCCACGTTGTAGTCATATTCCTCAAACCACTTTTTACTGTTATCAAAATTTATTAAATGAAATCCTGATTTTTTATTTTCTGTCAGAGAAAACCAAACATTCATTTCTTGAGGTGGATGACCATAAAAACAATCATTATGATATCTTGGATAGTGATTTTGATTTTTTGCATTTGGACAATGGACTCTTATTGTCGGATAAGCCTGAAAATAAAAATCAAATTTTAATCTTTTGTATAGTTCTATGATAAAATTTCTGTACACCTTCATAAAGGTTTCATCAACATCGTATAGTTTTTTTGTTATACCATTTACTCCTGAGTCAAAGTCATATTCTAAAAGTGAGTCATCTAAAACATAATTGTGTATTTCCTCTAATTTATCAAAATTATAACTTATTACTTTTTTCTTTTTAAGTAGTCTCAAGATTTGACTTCTAAAGGTTAAATTCCAAGTCGAGTCAATCATATGAGCTCCATCAAAAATTAAGTAACTAGACTCTAAATACTTATAGTCTTGAATACCAGTGTCATAAATTTTATTTTCTTTTTGCCAAATATTCTTCATACCATTTTATTGTCCTTATTATTCCATCCTCTAAACTAACTTCAGGTTTGAACCCATAACTCTCGGCTCTAGATGTGTCCATTAATCTTTTCATATCACCCATGGGTTTTGTAGTGTCCCATACAATTTCTTTTCCAAAGTATTTAGATATAATTTCTGCTATTTCTTTTATTGTAACACCAGTGCCACTAGCTAAATTTACAGGCTCTGTGACTTTATTTTCCACCATGTGAATCATACCATGAGCTACATCTTCGGCATATATCAAATCTCTTATCGGTGAACCGTCTCCCCATACTTCGAGTTTATCATTTTCATATGCCTTTTTAATTAACGAAGGTATGACCATCGACCACTTTCCAAAGTCATCGTCTATTCCATACACGTTAGCTGGTCTTACAATTGAACATCTATTCCAATCATGTTCTTTCATATAAGATTGAACATTCATTTCACCAATTCTTTTAGCCCAACCAGCTTCCCAATCATGTTCAGATGGAAATGTCTTCCACACATCATCCTCTTTAAACACCTCTGATGGGTGGTACACACCAACTGAACTCGTATATAAAAACCACTCCACTCCAGCATTATAAGCTGCCTCAATCATGTTAGCATTAAATTGAATCATGGGAACACTAAAACTAGCTGGTTGTTCCATGGTTCTTTGTGGTGAACCCTTAATACCCGCTAAGTGAAATACAATATCCATACCCTTACAGACTTCCTCACAAACATTTCTATCCCTTAAATCACTTGGTAAATCTGTGGTATAAACGTTAGCCCTTTTATGTTCAAGTAGTTCAACTAATCGTTTTCCAATCATACCATTAGCACCTGTAACTAAAACATTTTTATTTATCATTATAGTAATCCCCATGCTCTATTAACAACGTTGAACCATCTCTAAAATAAGCTTTTTGAAATTCTCCAAATATATCTTCAGGTTCATCTAACATGACCACTTCAACTTCTTTAAGTATTTGTTTAAATGATTCTGTATAATCTTGTGTATGTTGAACACCACCATTCAATGGTGTTGTAGAGCCAATTGATGTTCTCAATATCACTTTTGGTTTCCAATTGTTCTCCGTCATCACTTGAAACTTGTCTAAATGATTTACAAGTGAATCCATAGCTCTCATCAAAAAATCAAATCGTGGATAACAGCTGATTGGAACATAACCTTCAAGTGCCATTCCTGTAGAGATTCCCATTTGAATTTCTTCAAAAACAGGAAGTTCTATTCTTTTATGCTCTGGTAAAGTTTTCAAAGTGTTAAATATAGCATTTCCACTATATGATACTGATTGTCCAAGAAATACTGTGTCATCTTTCTCTGACAGATACTCCATAGACCTTATTAATTCATCTTTATATTTATATTCCATATTTTCTCCTAAAATAAAACCCAATTACCAGTTCCGTGATGAGGAAACTCTCGTTCATATTTATAATAAATTACATCATCAGGCACATCTCGTTTAACTCCACCCCAAGTTTCATCTGTTGGTGTGTTTGTACTCATATTATTATCTTCAACTACAAATTGTAGTGGTAAATTAAAATTCTTAGCATATTTATAAGCCTCATAAAACAAACCACTTTCAAATGTCATATCACCAATAAAACACCAAGTCTTTCTTTCACTACCTTTGTCTTTCTGTGCTTTAGCAGTTCCTAGTGCTATAGGAATGATACCACCCACGATTGATGAAGTATATAGTTTTGGTTCTTTTGAATAAACGCTCATACTCTTACCACGAACAACCAAATCCATTAACGTGTCTTTTGAAACACCATGTAATAATGCATGATAATGATTTCTCCAACTAGCAAATACCCAATCATCTGGATGAACATATTGAAATATATCAATTAGTTTTTCTTCATTACCACCAGCTAAATGGACTGGAGCTTTTATTCCACCAGCTTCATATGTAACTTTAACTTCTTCCTCAAAAGATTTTAAATCTTCTGGTGTCAATTTTACATTTCTTACTTTTTCCATTACTTATCCCTCCCAAATAATATTGGATTACTATGTGGCCATTCAAAGTTCCAGTCTGAATCGTCCCACTTAATTACAAATTGATTTTCAATATCATTATATTCACCATCAAATGCTAATTTATAATGAAATGTACAATCATCACTTAAAACAAAATGAGCGTTACCACAACCAGGTGGAACTAAAACTTGTTTTCTATTTTCAGCTGATAATACAAACCACTGCCATTCTTTATATGTTGGAGAGTCCTTACGATTATCAGCCACTACTAAATAAAATTTACCATAAACACAATTAATAAGTTTCCAAGTTTCAAAATCTCCATGTAATCCTCTTAATGTATTCTTTCTTGAATGTGAAAATTTATCTAATCTCCAATTTAAATTAGGATAATTTTCAGTATCCCAAGTTGTGTAAATGTCACCTCTAAAATCTTCCCACCTATCTGGTTGATATATTTTTAATCCGTCTATCATCTTTTACCTCGCCCAATAATTATTGTGGTCTCTAGCATTACCTTTTTGTTTTCCTGTTTGTTTATTTACATACTCAGCCTGTTGAGTAACAGCGTCCCAATGAACAAAAATATCTTTCTTAGGTATACCACATTGCATGTCTCCATATTTTCTTATACCTCTTTCATAATCAAGATATCCTTCAAGACAATTAGGTAACTCAGGATAACCATATGGAATTGAGTTAATGTGATTGTGTCTATTTTGCATGTATTCTGTTAATATTTCTATGTACCACTCTTTTTCAAAAATACCTGTACCTGATACTCTCGTTGGAGGTGAGTCCTTGGCTTTATAGTAATAACCATGTTTACCATCCTCATAACCAGGAAAAACTTCTCTCGTGTATTTTCTTATTTTTGTAAGATTAACAAACTTTATTTGTTTCTCAAATATAGCTTCTGTTGCAAAATTTTCCCATTCGTCCCTCGACATATTACATTCAAAATCTTCAGCATAGTTTAGTATGTAAGGTGTTTTAATTTCTTGTAACATGGATAGTGCTATCAATACCCAATCTTTAGTTAAATCATTATACATGGTTAAATTTGGATAATTTTCTGTGTAAAGTTTTTTGTAGTCTTCAAAATATTTTGTATGATTATAATTTATGTGGTGTTCATACTCTCCCCAAACTTTTGCAAGTTTAGGAACGTTACCTTGGACAAACTCCAATCTCTCTTTTTTTGTACAAGCGAAATTTTGAAATATAGTTATTGTATCTTTTAATTTTTTCAATTTAAACTCCCAATATAGTTATTTTATTAATATACGAAAAATTTAGCTAATAAACAAGAGATTTTTTTGGTAATAAATTAAATCCCCACTGCTCATCAGTTATTTGTGAAAATGGATATATGTTTGAAGAACCTCTTTCCCTAAAGTTCAATATCCTTTTTTGGTCTTCTATTTTACTCTCTCTATCTGGCCAAAGTCTACTAAAGTAGAATCTAGGTTCAGCAAAATTATAACCATTAATATTAATACTATAGTTATAAACTAAATCATCATCACCAGAACACCCAAAGACTTTAAATTTGTTTCTATCAACCATGACCTCAATCCCATCTGGAACATGAGACAATTCGTTTTTTAATTTTGAAGACACAACCACATCCAAATCACTGTTTTGTCTTATTCCCATGAGTGCCAATATACCACTTTGCATTATGGTGTACTCCTCTTTCGGCCAATCTTTTATTCTGTGTAAAAATTTAACGTTCGATGTTAAGTCAACAACATTTTTTTTCACATAAAATGGAATGTATGGTTTACCTTTTATCATTCTACCAATCATTGACACTGCTCTGTGAAACCCATGTTTGACAAAACAAACATCGAATGGTGCTGGATTATTCTTTAAAAATGTTTTTATTTCATTGTCACTCATCATCGGTAAAGACTCGTAGTATTCTTTAGTCATATTCTCCCACCCCAACTCATGATGATCTCCAACATTATGCCTAAACTCAGCCATCATACAATTAAAATATTGCCAATTATTCGGTTCTAATTTTGACTTAATATAATCTACATTATTTTTATCAGAGTAAAAGTTAATAACATCCTCTACTGTTTTTAAAGAATAATCATTTAAAATTATTTCTTTACCACCTTTACCTTTTTGTAAAGGCATTTCTAAAAATTGTTTCTCTGATAGAGGTTTGTATTTTAAATCATTAATATAACTTTCATATAGTTCATACTCTACAAATCTTCCTGGTATTCCTAATGAATGGTGTTCTCTTTTCTTATTATCATATTCTTCTAAACTATAAACTCCCTCTAAATCAATAATAGTTAATTTTTCTTGATATTTAAAAACATGATTCGGACACAAATCATAAGCAAACATGTTGGTGTTTTTTGTCCTTTCCTTTATATCATTAAAAAAACTATCCTCCATCACACCATATTTTTCACACTCTCTCATTACATATCCACGACACACTCCTTCCCAAAAAATAAGACCTTCAAAATTTGGTAGTAACTCACTATCATAAAATCCTGACTTAAATGCCGTTGAAACAGTATCTCTTCTAACGTACGTGTCGTTCCAAATTTTATAATATAATTTATTAGTTTCATCATAGAATATCCACCGAGAGTGATCTTGACTACCATACCATTTTTCTCTAGATTTTATGATTTTAAATTTAGAAATGTCTATTTCATCTAAACTAAATCGTGTCATAGAACTCATTCTGTCTTTCTTGTCTATCTATTGTTTTGGGGTGATAAAAACAAAATTCTTCCTCCATTGGAAGGTATGTATGCTCTTTATAACCTGTTAACACTTCGTGCACTTTATTCTTCCACATAATGTTTGGACGATTTCTCCAAATTCTACCTTGATAATCTGGCCAATTTACCCAACCTTGTTCATTTACATTCCATTTCCATTTATCAATGTGCTCTTGTGTGATACCATCGACCGTGTTTACTCTTGACACCCAATACAAATCTATTGTTGGATTTGATTCTAAAATTGACTTTATATTTTTTATTAATGATTTGTGTGGTAATTCATCTGCATCTAAATTAAATATATAATCACCTGTACACATATTTTTTAGATAATTTTTCTGACCAGCATAATCTTTTAACAAATGTCTTTGTTCAAAAGTCATTTCGTGCATGGATGTCATCACATCTAATATCTCTTTTGTTTTTGGATTGTCTGAATAATCATCAAGGACTACTATCTCGTCTTCTTCATCTTTGTATTTGACTAAAAACTCAAGTAGTTTTTGTAGTGACTCATCTTCATTATGAGTCAATATGCTATAACTTATTTTCATTTTTTATTTACCGTATTTAAAATTCTTTTTATTTCATTTTCACTTGCTCTTCCAAGTCTTTTACTTCCTTCATATATTAAATTTAGTGGTGGTGTTGTGAAATGAAATCTAATTTGATATATGTCCGTAATCCTATGATAACTATAACTTCTCCAACATGGATATTTTGGAAGTATTGATTTTTTTACAACCTTATCATAAATAATTATTGGTCTTACACCCTCATCCTCTTCTTCCCACAAATTAACTTTTGGACAATTAGTGTGTCTATCTATTTCAAAATCGGCTATAGATAACATTTGTGTAAAGAATTTTTCTATTACTGATATGGGTAAGTAATTTAAATTAAGTCCACTAAATTTTTTTTTCTTTCCTTGAGAATTTTCCTCAGTATCCATCACAAAAACTAGTGGTCTAGTTGTTCTCTCACTTGTTTTATATGGAAATTCTACAATCATTCCTGACTTCACATTAAACTTAGATAAGTCTACTCTATCAGTTTTTTTAGGATAAAACCTCTTATGTCTATTTGATTTATCTCTTCTAGCCATTAATTAGTTTTTTTTAACTTTGGTAATTCTAAGTTTACCTTATTTGGTTCAGAAGCCTCTTTTATTTTTTTATTAACCTCCAACATACCCTCAAAAAACTCATCGTACACTGTTGAATTATCTGTGTCTATCTTTTTATTGTAGAACCCACCTTGTTCATTAGGAAAGTTTTCTCTTTCTTCCTCTGATATTTCAACCATTGGTGCAAACAACCATTTCATTTCACCTTTAATGTCCTCCGGATACAACATTCCTATTGGTAAAGTTAAAATTGTGGGTATCCAAATGCGACCATTTTCCTCTTTTGACCACTTTTTCATTTCTTCAGTTAAATTTTGAAACTCCTCATTTGTTTCTCTAGTCCCAATATATTTAGTAGAGGTCACATAACCACAGTTGATACATTGCATAATTTGAGAGTCCTCTTTCCCAACCACATGTAAGGAGTGTTCTCCACACAAAAAACAATTACTAACTATGTCTTTCATACCGACGCTCCCTCTGTTTTAACTTTTTTTAGTTTTGGTAAATTTAGTTTTGGTAATTCTGATTTACCCTCTCCAACTTTTTTTAATTTTGGTAATTTAAGTCCGACCTGTTGGGGAATATTTTTTAAATATTTTTCAACCATTTCATCTAACTTTTCGGTCATATTAGAAAGTGTAAATTTTTCCCTATTTTCTTTCATCAATGATTTAGATTTTGAACTGACATCATCATAATGTTCAAAAACATAATTTAAAGACTTATAAGCCTGAGTTTCGTTTATAACAAACCACTCACTACCACTTACGAGAATATCTTTCCACTCTGCTGATTTTGGAATTGGTTTTAATTCACCACCTATCAATAGTGATTTTTCTCCATCAAGAAAATCTAGTTGTCCACTCCACCCACTACACACGACAGGTAATCCAACCATAGAGGCTTCTAACATCGGTCTACCAAATCCCTCACCATGAGTGAATGAAACAAACGATTTAACTTTTGGGTGGTTATACAATTTATTCATCTCTTCATTAGAGAGAGAACCATGTAATAAGTATATGTTTGGTAACTTCCAATCCGATGGGAACAAATCTTTAATTTGTTTTATTTTATTTAAACATTCCTCTCTGTCAATCACTGAAAACCCAGCACCATTGGTTTTTAATATTAGAGCTGGTTGTTCTTTTTTATTAGCGAATGATTCGTAAAATATCTTTACCAACTTTGAAATATCTTTTCTGTCCTCTCCAAATCCACCTTTACCCCACAACCCTACATGTAAGAAACAAAAGTTCTCTTTAATGTCATCCACTAAATCTAACGATGAATTATCAATTGGTTTAAATACACTATCATCCGCTCCTTCAAATAAAACTTCCACTGGTTTTTCTAATTTTAATTCACCAATTTTTTGTTGTTTTCCATCTGGTAAATTTTGAACCTTGTCATAAACACACTTTACAAAACCGTCTTTGGAGTGTTCTGAGGGAACTATAATTAAATCCATTTTATTACAACCCTCTATCCAAGCTTGAGATACAATCGTAGTTTCTATACCGGCGGTAATTCCTATGTTAAACTTACCATATTGTTGGAATTCATTTGGTATTCTTATATCAACATAAACATCAGGTTGTCTATCTATTTCCGGTGTTTCTAAAATACAATTTAACATTTTTTTATGATTCTCGTTATTTTTATCGAGTGCATTTCTTGGAGTTTCTCCCCAAGGAACATCCCATATTTTAATATCATATTTTTCATGTTGAATAAATGATGTCACTAAATCTCTAGCGTGGTCACCATACCCACTTCTTGATGAAACAGGTGCACATATTAACATAATTTTTTTCATTACACAGCCTCCAACGTATATTGTTCTCTTGGTTTCCAATTTTTAAATGTAGCTTCAATGTTTTTAATGAATGATTCTGACATATGTTTTCCAGTCATTCTACCTTCATTTAAAACAAACTGTCTTCCCAACTCACCACATCTTTCTCGTTCCTTAGGACCAACCTTATACCACTCCAATAGAGCTTCACCTGCGTCCTCATAACTACACCTATCATCAAAAATGTATGGTGTTAATGGTGAACCTTGTAAACTTATATTAGTTGGAAATACAGGTTTAACCCATTCACCATGATCCATGTAAGTTCCTCTATGATTAGATTGTAGTTCAACATAATCTTCAGCAGTTAGATAATCGATTGAATAACCACTACCATCAGGAGACCAATTTTTCTTATAAAATCCACATTGGTCTTGTAGTCCACCTGTAACATTAACTACAATTGGTGTTCCTGAGTGAAGTGACTCACAACTACCCAATCCAAATCCCTCATTGGATGCCATATTGATGTAAACATCTGATGAGTTATAAATAAAATTCATGTCTTCATCAGTAAAAGCTCCATTAATATCATACGTAAAAATAACAGGATAGTCAGGTAAAAGTGTTTTACACACAGCTCTCATGTCAGTACCATTTTCATCTGATGGAGCTGAGTGGAACACCAAACAACACTCTTTTCTTTGCTCAGGTGTGAGTTTATCCATCATATGTTTGTAAGCAAGTGCCACATCTCCTGGTAGTTTTCTTCTAATGTTACGATTTAAATAAAGAATTTTAAATTTATATTTATCTAATCCATGTCTTTGTTCAAACTCTCTGAATTTTGTATCACCTTTATCTTTTATTTTAGATATTCTTTTATCTGTGATTCCATGTGGTACGTAGTCTAATTGCCAGTCTTTATAACCATACTTAGAAAGTATTCTTTTGTTAATACCATAAGTCTGTTTTGATATTGACATTAACATATCTGAACTTCTATAAAAGTTTGCATTGTACAAAGGATCTGGAATGTCGTCCCAAATGTTATAGTACATTATTGGAATGTTTTGTCTTAATTCGTGTTCCATTTGATATAACCAAATCCAAAACCTTGGATCTGTAAAGTGTAGGATTGCGTCAGGTTTTTCTACTTCCATAACCTCTCTTAAAACATTTGGATTTCCATAACCAGACAGTGGATATAGTTTTAAGTATGCATCTTTAACTCCATACTCATTTTGAACTGCTTGACTCATGTCAACTACCTTACCTTGTTCTGGATGATTAACAGCTCCAGCAAGTTGACACCAATCATATTTGTGAATCGTGCCCATCACAAATTCTTTTGATTGAGTGGCTATACCACTATGCATTCTCAAGTCATCTGATAGGAGTAATATTTTTTTCTTTTTGCCCATAACCTTTCCTTTGTTTTAAAAATTACTTCCGCTAACTGTCAAGTTATCGTATGTTTCAATTTCTTCTCTAAATTTTTCATCTGTTAAAAATCTATCAACTGAACGATTTGTTAATTTTTGTAAAGTCATTTTTGTATTGACCGTATTTAATTTAAATCTATGATATAAAGCCTCAAGTATTTTAACCGATGTTAGTTTTGTGTTCTTCATAACTATTCTCCATTATATATACACATATAAATATATACAAAATGAAAAATTAATTAATAATTATTCTTTTTTTATTAAATTTTTTTGCGTATTTTAATGTGGAGAATGTTCCATCACTCATCCCACCCTCTGGAATAAATGCTGCAACTACATCACTAGTCCCTGCTATAATCTTATTTCGTGCATGAAAGTTCTTTACACCATAAGGTTTACCATATCTTGATGATGGCATTGTACAATATAAATTATGTACATCATGGAATGGTGGATACTCTTCATATTGTAATCCCAATTCTAACGCATATTTCTTAGC